CTTCAACAAATTCTTTGTGCATTTCTTTATTATCTAAGAATTTTGTGTAGTCGTGGTTAGCTGCTGAAAGCATATTCTGAATACCATCATCAACATTATCAAATTTTTTGTTTACTAAAATTGTCATAATTTTCTCTCTCTATTGACTATACATATAATTTAACACGATTCGGCTGTAATGTCAACGCCTAAAATGAATCTCGCATTATGTGCCGCAAATGCATTTTGTAAACTTTGATAGCTCTAATAACACTGTCAATTTCGTCCCAACCATTATCAACTTTTCCAATCAGCCAATTCAAGTCTCTGCCATAAAATTCACACCGCTTATTCAATATAGTCATTGCACCTTTAATTTTCATTACACTAGTTCCAATGCTTTTTTGAAAAGAAAAGACGCACCATCGTCAGAGTCAAAACCCTCTTCAGTTGCAAAGTCCATTGACGAACTACCCATTATTGATTCTGCCACTCCCTTAGTGTTTAGAACATAAGCAACAGACTCAGGACTATTACCCCAACCAACTAATCCTTCACTACTAAACATTTGTATTCCACCATCATGGGCACCTATGAAATCTACTTGATTTTGCATTTTTAAAACTCTCTCTTTGTTTCTCTATCTTATACTTTACATTACCATTTAAATACAAAGGAGTCAAGTCTTTTCTGCATAAAAAAACCCTTGTAAAACAAGGGTTTAATTATTATTTTTCTTTTTTTATGTCTTGTAATAGACGTTTTAGTGATTTCTCGGGCCACTTTGATGGGATGATTCGTTCCACTCTGGGTATCAATGGTTGTTCCTTCTTAGGATATGCTATTGATGGCCATTGAATGGGAGTTATGATCACCTATCAGCACCAGATGCCATGCCAGGAGATTGTGGATATGTGTCAGCTGGTGGGATTGCAAATTCCTCATCCCAACCAAACGCTTCTCTTACTACGTTTCCAGTCAAACCTTTATACAATTGATGTAGTTTTTTATCTTTAGCAGCAATAACAAGTTTTGCTTCGTTTTGATGTAAACCTTCTAACAATTGAAAAAACATTGATTCTTTCTGATGCTGTTTGGTTTGTCTATCGGCACCTTTAATGAAATGCCACAGTCTTTGTGCTTCCATAGCCAACACAGTATGTTCTGTTCCTTCTGGCGATTCATTAGGTGTGTAAGGAACAGCACCCTCTGGGATTACCCATTCAATCTTTGGATCAAATCCTGCCTTGAGTACCATGCGTAATGCATCAGTATTATTCTCTCTAAGGATTTTTACCTTTTGATCTTTAGTTTTTGCTTTATGTACTCTGTCAAGTACCTCAGAAAAAAGTGGTGTATAAGTTTGTTCTGGCATTTTAAAATTCTCCAATTGTTTCAGTAAGATTTTTCAATCTTGATTGTATAAAATAATTTAGTAGTTTGCTTCTGTCACCAAATGGTGCACCATGAAATTCTGTTAAAATCTCACTTTCCAATTCATTTGGAATTTTACTCAAGTCAATGAGTTTTTCATTTCTTTGGTAATTTCTTTTAACCTCATCCTGTAAATCATTTATATTAATATCCAACCAAGTCGCAATCTTTTTCTTTCCTAAAGGTTTTTGCCTTAATCCATCAGTAAATGTATTATCTGGTGATAGAACATTAGGTACTCCATCACTAGTATCACCTTTAAGTATATGTTCTTTTATATAGGTTTCTGGAACATGGCCATCTACATACTTTTTAAGAATAGGACTATATTGTTTTACATTCACATATTTTTGTAGTTGAATAAAATCTTTATCACCAGACACAATAATAATATTTTCATTCTTACTGCGGTCTTTTTCTGTCTGAGAAAACTTACACAAGGTAGCAATGATATCATCAGCTTCTGCACCATACACCTCTAGAAATTTATATGGAAGGTTATCTTTGATCTCTGCCTTAATCTTGTTTAGAATTTCAAAGATGGCATTCCAATCTTTACTGTCTGCATCTCTGTTCTTTTTACGATTTGATTTATATTGAGGAAAAAAGTCTCTTCTCCAATAATGTTTAGAATCGTAAGTAAGAATTACTTCACCATACTTTTCATTAAACATTGTTCTATACATACGAACCGAATTAAGTATCATGTGTCTCACCATACTCTCATCGGGTAACTTTGCTTTTGTCATATTTAAATGCATCATTAGACTGGCTAATGAGATTTGGTTCATATCAATTATTATCACGCTGGTTCATCTCCTGAATCATCTTTTTCATCATGTGTTGTTCGAATTAATTTACTTAACATCTCATAGTCAAACTTTGCATAAGTTTGAAGTGGATTTTCAGTTTCTACTTTCATTACAGAATCTATAAGTTGATGCATTGGGTGTTGATAATTTAATGCTCTATACATAATAGATTTTATTATTTCATTTAAAAAACCAATTTCAGATATAAAATCTCCATCTTTTATATCTACACCATTTTCTGCAAGATTATGTATTGTAGGAATCATAATACTTTCAGCAACGTCATCTATAAAAATCATGTCATCTGTAAGTCTGTCAGTTTCATATGGGTCTACAACTTTTGCTCTAGACCACGGGCCCTTAACAACATTACTTATCCCGCTGGGTGTATCGTCTTCCACTTTACCCTCTTTTCTGCATATTCGCCATAAAATTCATCACACCAATCTCCGTGTTTTAGGTAGTGTTGCATATTTCTAACATAACCCGTGCTGTCAGCTAGTTTTATGTGTGAACCTTTTACATCCCTACGAACTTCTGATCTATATGATGAAGCCAGAGATTTTTGTGTTTTAATCCATGCCTTTACTTTTTTTGCTGATAGTGGGTGATCATCTCCCTTATCAGTAACGTAAGAACATACAGAATCATTCTTAGCTGGTGCTCTGGCTGCACGTGCACTTTCAAGCCTTTCAGCTGCAGCAACACGTTGCTCTTCAGTCATAGGTTTACGTTTTTTACGAACCTTTGGTGCAACCCAACTATTATTTTCAGTACTAGCTACAATCTTCTTTCTAGCCATTTCAGTTTCCTTCTGTAGTTTCTTTTTCACTCTGCTTTTTTAGCCACCTACGTCTGCCTGCTTTTTTAGCAAGTCTACGTTTTTCACTTTTTGCAGTATAGTGGGTACTTTCACGCATTTCATTAAATACACCCTCAGTCTGCATACGTTTCTTTAATACACGCATTGCACCATTGATGTCATTATTACGAACATCAACACACATACCCGCTTTTTCCCTATCGTTTTTCACTTAATTTAAATCCTCTAATTTAATTAATTCTAATTCGCCGTTTTTGTCTAATTTAGTTTTTATATAACCACCAGATTTTAAAGTCTCTAAAAGCTTATCAGTAATAAATTCTATACTATTCTGAGACTTACCCCAAAAATACGTTGCTATACAAGCAACAGTTGTAATCGAAAACGCTGTTGTTATATCAATCATATTTCTCTCCATTTTCATTATAACTTATAATAACATGATTCGTTAGCAATGTCAAGTATCTTTGTGTAGATTGATAAAATAATTTGCATCAACCACAACTAATGGCTTCTGATTATTACGTTTAATAAAAAGAACAGGTTCATAGTTACCAGAATTAGATTGTGATTGTTCATATGATTTCCATACGTTCAAAGTCTCTTGATTCTTACATTCAATAGAATATGGAAACTTTGCTCTAGCAGCACGAGCCATGATGAGGTCTTCCCCACCAGCACCCATGCTCCTAGATTCTACGTCCTCTGGATGAACATCAAGAGATTCTATTAATTGGTCACGCACCCATTGTTGAAATCTACGACCTTTAGCTTTCGCACTCTGAGTTTTCATTTAGTGTATTCAATCATCATAATCTTCCCCATAATCATCAAGCTCATCTTCTAGCTCTTCATTTAACTCATCGCCACAAAATGGGCAATGAGCTACTTTATATAGTCGGGTTTCAAGATGGTGTTTTATAGCAAACTCAGCATCACAGGATTCACATACTACTA